TCCACTATAATTTTGGTCAGGTCGACGCGGTTCCCCAGCTACAGCTAATCGCACCCGAACGCATCATGCCAACCACGCCAGATGGTCAGGATACGCAAGTTGATATTGAGCAGGAAGAAATTATAGTTGGGCAGGAAGAAGACACGATTTCTGACGAGCCTGGAGAACAAGCAGAATTCGCGGAAGAAATGGACGCGGAAAAAAAAACGAAACTGTTCCCATACCTGACGGTGTAGTAGAGGAAGCGAGACAGTTTATACAGGGGATGCCCGTCTTGACACGTAAAGATTTTGACAAGCTTTCTGATGACGATAAGAGAGCATCATTCACAGTGACCGCACTGCGAAACACAAGCAAGAGCCTGGGAAGAGTGCAACGGCTGAAAGAGCTAATCGGAGAAACGTTAGACATCCGAGACGAGGAGAAAGCCTGGGAAGCGTACTGGCAAAAGGCTAAAGTGTATCTTCGGGAAGAAGAGAAAACAAGTGCAACCAAAACAGCATTATTCGTGTCGTTTCGCTATGCCAGACAGAGTGCGTATTCCTTCGGGATAGACCAAGAAATTGCAGATAACAAGAGCAGCACTTATGCGATTCGGCTTGTCACCCAGGAAGACACGAGGGTTAGAAGTTCACATCGAAAATGGCACGGCGTCACGTTACCAGCGGATCATAAAGTCTGGAAGGATGTCAAGTTACCCTGGGATTTTAACTGCCGGTGCCTGAAGAAAGCACTAACACGAGCAGAGATGAGAGCAGGCGGGGTTAGATTCACGCCTGAAAATGAAATTCCGCCGATTCCTGAAGGGTTTGACACGTAAACAAGATGCAGTAGGTAGTTTTGAAAAAGATATGCAATATATGACCATACCAGAATGGCAAGTTGAAATTCACAAGAACGCGGTGGCTCACGGGTGGTGGGATACGGTGTCAATGCGTCCTGTCCCTGAAATTTTATGCCTGATTCATAGCGAAGTCTCGGAGGCTCTCGAAGCGTTCAGGAAAGGGGATGATGCTAACTTTGCCGAAGAGTTGGCGGACGTAGCGATTCGGCTGTTTGACGCTGCGGAAGGATACGGAGTAAATCTTGAAAAAGAGATAGCCAAAAAACATGAGTACAACCGTCACAGATCATATCGGCACGGGGGGAAACATGCCTGATTTAGTAGCTACTGTCTTGCAGGCTGATCCACAATCAGGCGTGGCTCGTGTGGTTGATATAGTGATTAATGATTTTATACAACGTTCAGAGATGGGCAAACAACGATATGGTGTCTATTTGGAGACATGCAACGGGCGCGATGCCCTGATTGATGCATATCAGGAAGCACTTGATTTAGTGATGTACTTGCGACAAGAAATTATAGAAAGATCACAAAAAACGGCTTCACTGGATACGTCGTAAGCCGTCAAAATAATATTCAAGGGGTAAAATATGGCGAATATTCCGAGTGAAACAGTACTAAATCTATCCTATGATAGCACAAACTTAGGATTGACTGTAATCGACACTAATACATCTGCGATGGGTTCGGGCGTTACGTCTTTTTTTGATGCTGACGCTGATAACTCTGCCCAGGTGTTATCAGCGTCAGCATCAAAGCTATATAAATTACACGTCATTAACTCGAACACAGAAAACGCATTCATACAGCTTTTTAACGTGGCAGCAGGAAGCGTGACAGTAGGAACAACTACACCGAACTATGTAATCTTTGTGCCTAAACAGGGAGGTGTGATAGAAGACTTTTCGCCAGGAATGAGTTTTGCTACGGCAATAACATATGCCTGTACGACAACCGCAACCGGTAACGGAGATCCGACAACTGGCTTGACTCTTTCAGGGGGGTATATATGAGCGGATTTTATCGACCTGACGAAGACACTCGACCCAATATCCTCATTAATGGGGGAATGATGGTCTCCCAACGAGGAACAACGTTTGACAGCACAACGACACCGACAAACAACAACGACACATACCTGATTGACCGGTGGGTGTTGCTGTCCCAAGGTAATGATATTATTGATGTGACTCAATCCACAGACGCCCCCACAGGTGCATTGAATAGCATATCGTTAGATGTTGAAACCGCCAATAAGAAATTTGGAATATTACAAATAATTGAGCAGAAAAACTGTATCGGCGTCATTGGTGATGTTGTTTCACTTTCGTTTCATGCCAAAACCACAGGTTCGTCAATCGGCAACGTCAAGGCGGCTGTGCTATCATGGGACAGCACATCGGACACTGTAATAAGTGACGTCGTACAGACATGGGGGGCTGATGGCGTTACACCTACATGGACAACTAATTGGACGGCGGAAAACACACCTGCGAATTTGAGCGTCACGAATTCTTGGTCTGAATACAAAATTGAGAACATCGCTATTGACACGGCAAGCGCGGCGAATATTGCTGTTTTTTTCTGGAGTGACGACCTGACAACCACTTTAACGGATACACTGTTGATTTCGCAGGCCAAACTGGAGAAAGGGTCAAAGGCGACTCCTTTTATCGGTCACAGCGTAGGCCAAGAACTGGTTTTATGTCAAAGATATTTTGAAAAATCGTGGAATATTGATAACGCCCCAGGCACAGCGGGGGATGAATATAGCGCGGCGGCGTTTGCTTATGGGTTTATAGGGGATGGTCAAAATTTGGCGCAAGCGTTTAGGTTTTTAATCTCAAAGAGGGTCTCTCCTACCATGCAAACCTGGGATTTAGCCGGTAATGCGACAAGAACGACAATATTTAATTCAGCGAACGCGCAGACTGACAACGTAAATTCGGCGTCCGGATGGATAGGTGTGGATGAAAACGGTTTCACTTTTAATGAAGCGAATCTTGGCGCGACTACTGGACGTGCTGCTCGACACTGGACAGCAGACGCGGAGATGTAAAAAATGGAAAAATATCATTTAGAACAAAATTCAGACTCTATTTTTAATACAGAGACTCAACACCTGATTCCTGATGACTCAAAAAACAGGCATTGGATAGAGTACCAAACATGGTTGAAAGAGGGGAATGACCCCGTTCCATGCCCACCTATGACTGACGAGGTTCAGGCCATAATTGACAAGCGTGTTGCGGCGCGAAATTGGGGGCACAACTTACCAACGCTGGCAACTATTACAACAGCAGATGGCGAGGAATGGGTTGAAAGCAGTGTCTCCGACGTAGCAAGCGCGAAAGCAGCTTTGAAAATAGTAGTCAAGGCGTTGATTTACCTCAGAGATAGAACTTGATGGAGAAAATCATGAAACTTATTGAATTTGCAGATTTGGTTGACGTGCCTATCCTCAAAGCAGGCACACACCAGAGCCATAATAAGGGTGCGGTCACTATTACAGAGGATGAGCTTGACGAAATCATAGAAGGCTCTCAAGAACTCTTGCCAGTGGTTAAGGGTAGCCTCTCAACGGGGGTGTATGAAGGCAACGAAGACCTGAAACTGCCTAAAATGCCAGGACTTTTGAACCTACACCACAACACTCTGTTTGGCGATACCATTAAAGATCGTGTGAAGGCTGTTGACGTGTCATTTGGCAAGCAGGAAATCGATGGGGAGACGTGGATGACAGAATCATTCCATAATGTCCCTCATGATATTGCAGCCACACTTCAGTCAAGTTTCCCATTTCGGAGTGTCGAATTGATTCCACTCAAAAATCCGAAGACCGGTAAAGAATATCCTATGGTGGTTCGGTCAACTGCGTTTCTTGACAAATACACACCACCGGCAGTCAAGGGGCAAAATAAAGACTTTTTAGTCGAGTTTGAGGGGGAAACCCCTGTCATCGTGCTGTTGTCACAAGGCGCGGAATATAAACAAGAACAAGAGGAGGACAACGATATGCCTATTGATGGAAAAACACCGGACGTCAATCCTGACGTGGCGGAATTGCAAGGCAAGTATGTAGAACAGGCCACAGAGTTGGCCGCTCAGAAGGCCAAAAACGAAGCTCTCGAGTTAGAACAGGGAGCAGCGAACACGAAAATCGCAGAATTGCAAGCTAAAAGTGATTCAAGGGACGTATCGGAATTTATCGGCTCATTGTCAACACGTCCGATCCATGGGGCTGACGGCGTTATTTATAACGTATCAACAGCCTTTTGCAAGGTGGTTGAGCCTCTCATTTCGAGGACTTCGACAAGCGCGGTTTTCGAGATGGAAGAAGGCGAGAAACCGGCAAGAAGTGTCATCATGGAGACCATTGATTCGATTGTCGAGATGGCCGCGACTGACGGAGGGTTCCTTGTGGCAATGTCTGAAATGGCAGGCAAGCAACATGAACCGCCTGACGACACTCCAAAGACAGCCGCAGAACTTCAGGCCGAATTAATGGCGGCTGACGAATCCTTGACCCCCGCCCAGGCATGGGTCAAAACTCAAGAACAACTCAAGACGTATGAAGGGGGGAACTAATTATGGCAACTCAACCGGGTTGGAAGATCAATCATGATAAATCGATTCCCGTCACTTTGGCAGCGGACGTGACAGAAGGCCAGGTCGGAAAGATTACCGCACTGGATACCGCCGATGTGTGCGGGGCTGGGGCTGTTCCTCGCGGCGTGTTTGCCCGCGATGTTGATATTTCTGAAGACGGGACACGCTCAGAACTCGTAACCGGTGACATCGCCGTCTGTAAAATCGCGGCGGCGGTGACTAATATCGCACTGCCTGTCATGTCAGCGGCAGCGGGAACGGTAACGCCTGTCACTGCTAACAATGATATTATTGTTGGCTATCCTCTAACACTTCAGAGCACGGTGGGGGGCTATATTCTGGTTGATTTGTCAGCATTAGGCACTTTCTACGGTGTATAAGGAGGGCTAAACATGCCAACAACTAATACATATTACAAGCAAGATATGTCAACTCTGGCGTATCAACTGTCAGATCCGTATGCTAATCTGGTTTACAATCAGGTGTTTCCAGCTATGAATGCCGGGGCTGAACTGGGTAAATTTCGCAAGAAAGACGCACGCACATGGTTTGAAGAGTTACGCAGTATGGCGAGTAAGTTCACTACGCCGGAAAGCCACAACACGACAGACGCGTTCCTGGACTTCAAAATTGACCCCATTTCGAGCGCGTTTGAATTCTCAAACGCAGACCTGGGACAGGCGACAAGTCGAGGGTATCCGAGCGCGGCGGCGATGATTCAGGAAGAGATGGCGGTCACGATGTACCTGCTCAAAAAATTGAAAGAGAAGGCTCTCTATACGTTCGTATCTGATAACTCGAACTTTCAAGGGGCGACGTATTACGCGAACGCAGGGACGGCATGGAGCACAACGACAACGGCTGATTCTCTTGACGATATTATGGCAGGCCGCACAATCGTTGAGGCAGGGGGATACCGTTTAAATGCCGGAATCATATCAAACACGGCACTTAACTATTTGCAGCAACACGCAAGTATTCAGAGCAGCACAACAGTAATGGGATCGGCGCGTGATGGCTCTGTAAATCCGTTTGTGACGGTGGACTTCCTCAAAAACTATTGGAATTTAGACCACCTGTGGATTGCTTCGGGCGCGTTGGTGACAGACTCTTCAGATCCGACAGACAGCACAATCGCGGAAATTTGGGGTGATTCTATGCTCCTTTTCGATTACAACGCAAACGCGATTCAAAGTCCACGTCAACCGTCTTGGCTGAAACATCTCTTTTGGAGACCAGACGGAAAAGGCGACAGTTCGGAAGGCTGGATTGTGAACGAGTCACAAAAGGGAGAAGTTGGCGGCGTCGGTGTTCGCAAGTGGGGAATTTGGGATTATTACACATTTCTGAGCCACGAGAAAAAATTGGCTTACCGGATAGATAACCTGTATTAGAAGGAGGGGCGGGTAAAACCGCCCTTAAAACTACTATGATCAAAATGAGATATGAACTCAAAACTGGAAAAAAGGGCGTTGTGGAAGGTGACAAAATGACTCAGGTCGTTGAGGCCGGGCGTCAAATCTGTAAAGCTAACGGAGTCGGGTTTCCGACGGGAATCGTCGTATGGGAACTTGCGGGGGGAAAGAAATGAGAAACTTTAAAGCGATAGTCATTTTTTGCGTGTTCATGATTGGTTTTACCACTATGGCGCAAGCCCTTAATATGCAGGATGCAATGATTAAAGACATCTGGAATCAGTCATCCAATTCAATGCAGATTTCTCTTGTTGGCAGCACTGACGGTTGGGATGTTTCAGAAGAAACCGCATTAACAGCGACAGTGCATCCTCTGGTTACATTCACACATACCACCAGCGGAACACCTGCGAACGGGATTGGTTTATCTTTGGACTGGTATCAGGAAACAACATCCGCCAATACAGAATTGGGAGCGAGGACAGTTGTCAAGGTGTCAGATGTTACCGCAGCCTCAGAAGATTTTGAAATTGACTGGATGCTGATGACGGCAGGAGCAACTGCCGCCACTGTGATGAACCTGGGAAGTACAGGCGTTTTGACTCTCGTAAACGCAGCGACGATTGACAACTCTGTTAATGGCACGTTGACGATTACTGAGCCGATAGTGGCGGTTACTGGGAATGTAACTGTATCGGGTTCGTTAGATGTTGTGGGGGCTGGTGGTCTCATCATGGAGAATGACGAGACAATCACGAACAGCACTAATGGACAGATTGACCTGAATGGTGACGTGTATTTGGCCGGGGCTATCAAATATGAACAATGCACGATTCCTGATGGTGACTTGACTCCAGACGTGGCTGGGTGCCACATTCTGACGACATCCGCTAATACAGGAGCGACGGCGATTACAGACCTTGATAATCCGATTGTAGGAAGCATCGTGATTCTTGTGGGCGGAAGTGCTACCAATAGCAGCACAATCGCAGACGCCGGGAATTTCGCACTTTCAGCAGCATGGACGGCGAGCGTCGATGAGACCTTGACTCTGTATGTGCAAGCCGACAATGATTATATTGAACTGACAAGAAGTACGAATTAATATGGCTTTGACAGAATTTTCGACATTGACAACCGTCCAACAAAGGGCGAATTCAAAACGGGTTCTGGGGTGGACTGACAAGAACAGTGACACCATCCCAGACCCCGGAACGCTGACACAGGGGTATCAGTTCGCATCTGGTCTGATTTTCAGCTATTTGACCAGGCGATACGGAGAGACGGTCATTTCAGCCTGGACAATTTCGACAGCCCCGGAGCGGGTTCTTTCAATCTCAGATGACCTTTGTGTGTATTGGTTCTCAAGTTCAAACAATTCACAGTCGCCCTTGCTCCTTCAGCTTTACCAGGAGGCTCTTTTATCTTTGGAGCGTATTCGAGACGGCGTTGATGATTTATACGGAGTTACAGAGGACTTGTCGGAAAGAACAGAGGTTGACGATGCAGACTCCTCTTTTGACGCTGACATTGTGTACTATAATGAGTGACATCGCAGTTAGTCTGCTTGAGGCCATAGACGCGAAATTGACCACAGAAACCGCCACAAGCGGAACGCTGGAAGACGTAAATTCGTTTTTCGTGATGTTCACTGCGTCGGATCTGCCTCCTGATTACGGAACGGTGTTGCCTCTGATAATTGTCAGGATGGGGCAGGTCACGTCAGAAACCGTGTCGAATTGTGGGCGGTATATGCTCAAACAATACCCTGTCCGGTTCTCTGTTTTTACCGAGGATTCAGGAGATAAAGAGGATAAATCGGCGGCGGACATTCTGGACTTGATCGAGACCGCTTTTTTTGCACAAAGATTCAGCTTGTCACAGTGGGTTGACGTGACAAGTAAGGACTATTCACAGGCCAGCATAGCCCCTCAGTCGGGCGAGTGGTCAGGCAGTTGTGAAATGATAATGACACACGTCAACACAGATGTGAGGAGCGTTTAAATATGAGCACGATTGCGCTAAGAAATACAGAAATTAGCATAGTAGAAGAAGTAACGGAGAACACCCCCGTCAATGAGATTGCGCTGGGTGCTCTCATTTTTACAGCGGACGGAATCGAAGTAAATATTGATAGGGAATTAATACCCAGCAACGAGATCACCGCGTCGCTAACGAAGACATCACCACAACCCGGCATGTATTCAGAGGATTTAGGGTTTTCCGTCACCATGAATATTAAGGGTAAAGGCACAAAGTCTGCGCCGGAGTGGGCAATGTTCATGAAGTCCATTATGGGACAGCAGAACGCGAACACTGACAACACAGTCGCAGCAGCTCCCGGCCCGACAACAGACCTTTTCACGACAACTGTTGGACAGGATTTCACTTTAGGACAGTTAATCCTCGTGAATGATGAGGTCATCAGAATTGACGGGATCGCAACGGACGCCTTGACGGTATTTCCTCCGTTATCAGCGACGCCCGTATCGACAGACCCCATCTCAGCCGGAATATCGTGGATGCTTTCAAGTACTTCACACCCTTCTTTCACGTCTTACATTTACTTTGAAGACCTTCTTCGGCTCAGGTTGGCAGGTTGTAAGGTCACGAACTGTGAGATGAATTTCGAGGTCGGGCAAAATGCAACGATGGCTTTCACGGTCAAGGCGTTGACTCCGACATACGACCGGACAGCGCAGGCAGTGACGCCCACCTACGACAGCACAACACAACCCCTTATGTGTTTAGGAATCACAAGCAAAACGATATTTTCAGGAGTGATTACAGGCAGCCCCACAACCACCGAAACGATTCTGGTCGCCCCAAATTTTCAGGTCACAACGAGTGATTCCATTATTGTCGATGTCGGTTCGGGCGTGTATGAGACGAAGGCCATCAGCGCGGTTACGGGGACTGAAGGGACAAACCAGACCTTGACACACGCAACACTCTCAGGTGCAGGAACTGCAACAGAAACCTGTTATATTGTCCATAATCAGTGTGGATACGTCAAGGACACGCTCACAATAACGATTGAGATGGCGGATGTTGCTAAGAAGTGTATGGTGTCAAGTTCAGGATTTTCGGGGCGTGACTTTACAGAGCGAACAGTCAATATTTCACGCTCTCCATTTTTTACCGATTGGTCTGAATTCCTAATGAGAGACAACGTTATTGGTTCAGCTTTACAAGTTGTGCTGGGTGATACCGCTAATAATATTTTTGCGGTCAACGTGGCAAAACAGATCATCGGCGAGTCATCTCTCGTGACGGATGAACTCATGTCTGTTGATTCGTCATTGCAGGCCGTCAAAGACGCTGTGTTGGGGAATGACCATGAAATCGCTATCGCTACCTTCTAAAAGGAGATTCAATGTTTGATCTGTCTGAATTAACGCAAGATGTCACTATTGAAAAAGTTATTCCTGTTGACTGCTTATTGGTTGAAGATGGGGAATCAGTGCCGGAAATCGTTGTAAGCATAAACGATAAAATCAGAAAAAAAGAACGCGATTTGAGCAGGAAATATAACCGTTTGGTTGTGGTTGATTCCGGCAGCGGAACACGCAGTCAAAAAGAAGGAGAAGTCAGGAGCGACCGTCTAAAATACTGTTCTGAACTTTCTGATTTGTGTGTGACTGGCAGCTCTGGACTTTTCTCAATAGACGGGAAACCTGTTTTGCATTCAAAGGACGGATTTCGGGCATTGCTCCTTCGCTATCCTCAGTTTTTGGAATGGTTTGCGGATGCTGTCACTGTGGCGTTTACGAGTGCCGCCGCCTTTAAACAGGATAAAGACGACACAACAGACCGGGACTGACTCAACATGTCAAGTGGATAGCCAAAGACAAACCGGCATTCTGTTTGACATGCCTATCAGAACTCACACGGGCGGGCGCACCGGTGCTAAAACGTGCTGTTCCTCTCCCATGCGCGAAGCATGGAGACCCCGCCCAAGTCCACACAGAGCAGGGCGCGTTATGGCTTGGCCTATTCTCCATCATACTTCCGTACAACCACCAAAGACAGCAGGGAGAAGGCGAAGCAGCGCGTCAAATAGGAATAATAGATGCGAATACAGTCAAGCTCTTTTGTGATGAGATCGGGCTTGATTTTTTGCAAACCTTCGAGAGACTCACACGTATCAACGCCGCATATCAGGGGATAGAGCATGAGGATTGAAACAAAGCTTGATGCTTCCGACGCATTGAAACACCTGGGGAAGATGCAGAAAGAATTAGAAGGCAAACAAGGCGGAATGTATGATGATATTAGCCGGATAATGGCGCAGAGTATTCGTAAAAATTTCGCGGCTGGTGGTCGCCCCCCCTGGAAAAAACGAGTCGGGAAATACAGTCATCCGATCCTTGACCATACGGGCAAGATGAGGGACGATGCAGAATTGTCAGCGAAGAACTGGAAACATCTAAAAACCATACATCGAATGGAAATTAAGACCATTTTTTATGGAGCTATCCATCAATTAAAAGGGATGCTGACAAGAGGAAAACCCGTTATCAGAAAATTTGTTCAATTAGTTCAAAGTGAAAAAAACGCAGTGAAAGAGAGAATCCGGGCGGTATTCAATTAATGGCAGCCGATGAACTTATTTTCAGGCTAATCGTAAAGGATGAAGGCTCTAAAAAGTTAGGAGCATTTGAGAAGAAATTGAAGAGTATTTCTAAGCTTGCGGACCTTGACATGTCTAAAGGGATAGAGAAGACATCTAAAGCCTTCCTAAAATTCACGACAAATCTTGGATTTGCTGTTGATGTTTTTCAAGAAATTACACCAGCGGTCATTCTTATGGCTGATGACTTGAAACAGCTTGCTATACAGGCGTTATTAGCCTCAAAAGTATTCCAGGAATTACAAGTGGCAGCGGGTAAATTTTCTAAGACATTAGACAAACAAGAATCAACCAAAAAAGCTATCAAGGAAACGAAGAAATTAGCAGATGCGAAGAAGGAAGCGAAATCGGCAACAAATAGCCTTGCGTCAAGGATTCGAGGGTTTTATTCAAAGGAATTGATAGAACTTAGGCTAAAACTCAGGAAGGCCGCTTTGGAGTTTGTTGGTATAGAGAATAACCTTAAAGGATTAGGCCGGGCTTTTGGTGTTTTTGGCAAGCTTGCCCTGGGCGCGTTGGGGGCTGTCGGCTCTGCGATTAGTGGCCTTGTATCAGGACTCAAGAAAGTTGTTGGTATTATTACTGATGAATTTAAAGCCGCGTTCAAAAGTTCGGTAAGCCTTGAAGACGCCTTGTCAGGAGCGAGGAGAACTGCGAATTTGACAGACGATCAAATGGTGATATTGACGAAATCAGTTCGTGACTTGTCATCACAAGAATTACAAGGGGCAGTGAGCGCGGAGAAGTTAGGGGAAATCCTTGAAGCGGCTGGACAACAGGGACTCCTTTCAGGTCAAGATTTTGAAAATAGTTTGAAGGCAACTCTTGAATTTACGAAAGACGTTGCGATGGCGTCAGCAGCCCTTGACTTGTCATTCGGGAAAACAGCGCAATCCCTGGGAACTATCAAAGGGGCGTTTGAGGGTTCAAAAACTACCGTCGGCGAGATGGCCAACTCATTCAATGTATTGGCCGATTCTACGAGGGCGTCGGCTCCTGTCATGATAGAAATGGCAAAGAGGATAGCTCCTGCTTTAGCCCCTTTCAGGATTGCTATGGGTGATATGATAGGATTTACAGGTGCAATGAGTTCGATGGGCATCTCTTCAGAAGAAGCCGCGACTGCTCTAAAAGGGTCATTTCAGGTAATGGCAAGGGACACAGACGCATTCGCGGAAGCGTTCGGAATTAACACATCAGAATTTAATAGACTCGTCCAGACGGACATCGGCGGGGCAATGGAGTTGTTCTTGCAAAGTGTTCAGAAAATGGCAACTGAAACACCAGAAGGCATCCAGATCGTCTCACAAAACCTCAAAGACTTAGGCCTCGCCGGGTCTGGTGTTTCAACAGCGATTTTAGGTATGGCAAACATGGGGGCTAAACTTCAGTCAGACTTTTTAGATCCTGCCAACAAGGGGCTGGAAAGCATGGATTCAGTAACCGCAGAATTCATCAACAATATTACAAAATTTTCTCAATTATGGAGCGCGTTAGGGGTCATCTGGACTAATACGTCCGGCACGGTCACAGATCAACTTTTACCGGGTCTAAAAGAGCTATTAAAACACATCGTAACGGGCGCGCAAGAGTTTCAGAAGTGGATGGCAGCACAAGGTTTTATTGACCAGATCCGAGAAAGCTTATTAGCTCTTGTTCAACTTGACATTATACCTTTTATCAAAGAGTTTACGAACCTTGCCAAAGAAAGCGGAATCATTCAGAAATTCTTTCAAGAGTCAATCCCTTCAGGAATAGCCTCAACCAAACTTGCTCTTGTCGGATTGATTAGTAGCTTTCGTGTTTTTATATCTTCCATTCAAGAAGGAAATACTGTTTGGGAATCCCTATTATTAGCCTTCCCAAAACTCAAGAACTTTGAGGAACAACTCAAGTCAACATGGAAATCATTTAAAGATATTGTCGATATTTTTAAAGAGGCTGGCGCGGCGCTCAAAAAAGCCGATTTAGATTGGCATGATTTCTTCATGACGGTCGATGCAGGCATGGGTTTTTTGAAAGACTTTATCGGATTAATAAAAGATATTGTAAACCCCCTCGATACAGCCTCAAAGGTAGCTGGAAAGCTTGGTGACGCAATAGGTAGTTTATGGCAAAATCAAGACAAATTAAGATTCACCTCGAAACACGCAAAAGAAGAAATTGAAGACGGAACACGGGCGATGGAGGAACAAGAATATCAACTTGAAGGAGCATCGTTAACCCCTGCGCTTAAACGATATGGAGCGCAAGCCATTCAATCAGGAATGGATTCAGCACAACTAACGAACCAAATCAACAGTGTTTCCTCTTCTGCTCTCATGGCTGACAGCAACATTTCGTCAATGGGTGCGAGTCTTGGCAAAGCCTCGCAAGCTATGAGTACAGGCGTCAACCAACAGATGTTAGCACTCAGTAATTCAGGATTGTCAAGCTCTATGATTGCATCTATACAGGGCGGGCTGTCAAAGAGACAACCACAAAACGCGCCCACGCTCCCAACCCCATCAAAAGCAATTACGAGTCGAACAAGTTCGGTTGCCACAGTAGGCGGACAGCAGACAGGAGGACAACGCCCCGCATCATCCCCGACTATTATATTCCAGGGTACGAACGTCATTGATGAAAGTTCAAAAGAGCGTTTCATCCGACAAATCTCTTCAGGGCTGGCAAGTAAAAGCACACGGAGGATCGCGGCATAATGGCATACGGAAACCTAAGATTTCTCTATAATAATCTCATACCTGATTATTCTGCTCTCACATTATCAACACAGGCAACCGGTCGTTATAGCGATTCCTCTAAAGTCGGTTCAGGCGTGGCGACTCTTGCCATTACAGGCAGCTTCGCTGCGGCGTTCGACTTAAATTATGAGCTGGAAATTGACAGCATCGCAGGCGGAACAGAAGTCGGACAGTCAACCTTTAAATGGAGAACGTCAGACACGGCGGCGGGTGCGTGGGAAGAAACCGGTGTCGTCACCAGGACAACCCCCGCGTATGCCCTGAGTGCTGACGGGTTGGGCGGCGGTCTTTCTGTCGCACATACAGGCGCAACCGGATCTGACTTTATCATCGCCGATTCGTGGCAATGGGACGCAAGGGCGACATACGGAACAGAACGACCGCTTGACCGTAATCGGATGACGACGTGGAGAACCACAGCAGACACGTCTGAAACTATTATTATCAATTTAGGGAGTGCTCAGGCGGTCACGGCATTTATCCTACAAGACCACAACCTATCGGCAGGGGCAACATGTAACTTACAAGGGAATGCCTCTGATTCCTGGGGATCGCCTTCTTACGATTCTGGGAATATCACGATTCAAGAACCTCTTTATTTGTATCTGAGCGAGACGTATCAATATTGGAGGATACTGATTACAGATGCCGCCAACCCTGACGGATATGTCGAGGCCGCTAACATTTTCTTAGGAACCTATCTCGAACTTGAACAAGTCAATGCATGGTGGGGGTCTTCTCAGGTTGACGGATACACAATACAGGCCAACACGTCAGAGCCGGGGGTTTTCAGGCGGTACGCATACGGAAGCCAAAAGAAATTAAGTCTAGATTTTGGGAATGTCGTCTCGAATAATGATATTGACAGCTTTATCGCTCTTCAAGCGGCTCTGGTCAATACAACGACTCACAGGGTTCTCCCCTTGTGGGTTCATCTTTTCCAGGATGAGGCGGACACCTTGACACTGATGGAGTGGGCGGACTTAGGAGAGTGGGAACACACTTATTTTCAGTATCTTCTCAATAGCGGGGTCACTATGAATCTTGAAGAGGTGATTAAGGTATGAGACGATATACCGACAACTATAATAAGGCTCGCAAGGCAGGCGCAAAGCCGTTCATTATGGCCTTTGTTGGTTCCGACAGGGGAACGCGGTGTTTTGGCAAAGAAACCCCCACATCCGATTATGTTGGTAGCACAATCGACACCTTAGAATGGAGCGCAAGAGTCTTATCGTTTGGTGATTTCCGGCAGGCTCTCTCCGAAGAAAGTGACCAGATATTTCCCTCTCTTTCGACTCAAGAGATGGCTACTTACACCCTCACTTGTGACAATGCTGACGGGTATTTCACGACAATCTGCGGACGTGAAGAGTTCATCGGCGGTCAATTAGCACTCTACCAGGGGTTTGCGTATCCTGGGTTTGTCTTCGCAGACTTTCAGCCCCTGTTTAACGGGGTCATCTCCGCTTATACCCTGACGATTCAGAATATTAAATTTCTGGCAGATCAAGCAGTCGAACCGGAAGATCCCCCAGCCCCAACCCTGGACACTACCACAACCTACGCACTGGACAACGCAGGCGGGGCGACAAAGGCAGCGTATGAGTCATACATCTACGCAACGGTTGAGCCTCTCTTCTTTACGGATGTGTCGTCTGAATGGGAATGGTCAATGGAAATGAACAGGGACACCACCGGAACCGCAGAGGTTTTATTCCGTCTCGAAAATAATAATTTTGGTTCAACCCGTCTGGAAATCGGGATAGATGCAAATGATTTCTACTACGTGAAATACACGCCGGACGCACTGACAGGCTCTCCTACTTACACCACAATCACATCAGACGTAACAGCCTCAACCGGGGCAAACTTCCCTATATTTCAGTGGGGAACGACACCAGGGTTTTTGTCGATTTGTAATACAGGAGATTGTTTCGAACAGTCTCTTTTTGGGTATATCTCAAAATTTGGGAGTTCTGGCTCTGGGAACGGACAATTTAGTTTTCCACGAGGCGTGACAATTGATTCGGCAGGAAATATTTTTGTAGCAGATCAGAATAATCACAGAGTTCAAAAATTTGATTCTTCCGGATCGTACCTTTCACAGTTTGGGAGTTCTGGCTCTGGGAATGGACAATTTAACAAACCGATAGATATAGTTTTTGATTCGGCGGGTGATATTTTTGTCACGGATAGTAGAAATAGTAGAGTTCAAAAATTTGATTCTTCCGGATCGTACCTTTCACAGTTTGGGAGTTCTGGCTCTGGGAATGGACAATTTACAAGAACGTCAGGAATTGATATTGATTCGGCAGGAAATATTTTTGTCACGGATAGCATCCAAAACAGAGTTCAAAAATTTGATTCTTCCGGATCGTACCTTTCACAGTTTGGGAGTTCTGGTTCTGGGAATGGACAATTTACAAGTGGTACAATCGGGATTAAATTTGATTCGGCAGGAAATATTTTTGTAGTAGATGTGAGCAATCACAGAGTCCAAAAATTTGATTCTTCCGGATCGTACCTTTCACAGTTTGGGAGTATTGGCTCTGGTGATGGGCAATTTACGCATCCGGCAATGATCGCAATCAACACGGAAGGAAATCTTTTCGTAACAGATCAAAGCAATCACAGAGTCCAAAAATTTGATTCTTCTGGATCGTACATCTCGCAGTTTGGGAGTTCTGGCTCTGGTGATGGGCAATTCAATAATCCTTTTGGTATTGCTATTGATTCGGCGGGTGATATTTTTGTATCAGATGGAAATCATAGAGTGCAAAAGTTTGGAACTCCAGCATTCGATACGACCGAAGATACCCCTACTTCCAACGAAGACATTTATGTTGGGGGGGACGGTACAAATGGATTCAACGGTCAAATTTATAATATGAACTTTTCCAACCCTGCTGGTGAAACATATCAACTGCTCAACACGTCAGACAACACACCAATTGATTTTCCCGAACAAATCACAGGCACGGATCTCGCTCTTGTTGATGGCACATGGACGGCATACGGAACAGCGGTCGAAGTGACAAGCACGGTAGACGGAGAGGATTCCATAGACGCCTTGACAGAGGTGGTATTCCCTACCACAGCCCTTTATACGAATCCTGGCAACAACCAGAAAAACGTCAACCGCCCTCTCATATATGGGGATTGTATAGAAAACTCAGATGCTGGGGTTTGGGTCGCTCCTCTCATTGATAGCGTGAATTTTGTGTATTGCGTGGCAGGCTGGACTATTGCTTCCGTCGCACAAGGCAACACAGTTTCTGTCTGGGTTGACGATGTATTGACGCCGTCAGGCTGGACGTTTGACGAATCCGACGATTATGAGAGTCAGGGCGCGATAGCCAAACTCACTTTTTCAGCAGATCAAGGGGATAGCGTTGTGACTGTCCGGTGTCAGGGGAAATGGTCAGGGGGGATACTCCTCACAAATCCTGTGGACATTATAGAGGATCTGCTCGATTACGTGGCGGATCTTGTCGGAAATTTGGCATGGGAGAAAGACACGACATCCTTCGCAGAGGGGGAAACTTTCTGCATTCTCAATTCGTACACGTGTGCGGGAATGATTCTGGTCAATAAAGAACTCGGTTTCTGGATTAGAAATATCCTCAATTCTTTTGCGGGTTCGTTTGCTTTCAATGAGCAGGGAAAGCTTGTCATTTCTTTTTTGCCTCTCCTTGACAAGGATAGCGTGCAAGACGAGATCTTTGAATATGAGGCTATCACCTACAGCGCGCAAAAAGACATTGAGAACGTGCTTGACAGGGTGATTATAAATTACGCTGTATCTGCTGTCGAGATTGACAGGAGATTCAAAACGGGCGCGGATACCTCGTATTATAGAACGGTAGACGATTCTGATTTATATTCTGCTAATAAAAATTACACGGGTAAGACATGGGATTTTAATTTTGACTGGACACGAAACACGGCGACGGTCAACCTTATCAAAAATAGACTCCTGAAACTCTACACATCCCCCGCTTGGGTGGTGTCATACCAGGGTCAAGACTTTAAATATTTGCCTATTGACCTTCTTGACCAATTAGAGGCGACACTATCGTTGATTGTCGATAAAAACGGGGACGTAGAAACGAGAAAAGTGTTTCAGCTTAGGGAAAAAACTATCAATTTGGATGATTTCACGTCTACCTTAACCTTACAAGGATTGGAAGGACTTACGCTTGACCATACTATATATATCAAAAATGATTTGGTGTATATCGGTTCAGATCAAGTGTGTATCGAGTCTTAAAATTATGTCAAACTTAGTTTATCCTGGTGGGACGGGAATAACAACCGTCGTCAATACGGATTTAGAATCTTCCGATATGACATTGATGGGCACGTCCATTGCAGGAGCAGCCCAACAGACCGACTACAGTGATGTCAAGGCCGGAATCGTTGGCAACCCTGGCGCGTTGGGCGGGGTCACAGCAGCGACTTCCTTAGATGTTTCTGGAAACATCACGATGAACAAGGCAAGCGGCACGGCGATCAAAATTGATACCGCTTCTCCTGATTTCGGTTGGCATGACATGATTGGAACTGTATCCAATAGAGGGACGGGAGGCACTCAGCCGGGTTTTAATATTTGGCAGGGAAATATCAGAGCGTTCGAGTTTGCGGTCAACGATGAGGTGTGGGTTGATTTTCACATGCCGCATGATTACGCACCAGGGACAGACTTGTTTCTTCATACCCACTGGACGCATGATAGTACCCTTGTGACAGGCGGAAGCATTACCGTAGGGTATGATATTACGTATGCCAAAGGACATCAACAGGCAGCATTCCCGGCGACGGTCAACACGACAATATTGCAAAACGCGAACACGACCCAATATTATCACATGATTGCAGAGGTTCAGATTTCGGCAACATCTCCTTCAGCCAGTCAACTCGACACTGATGACCTGGAAATTGACGGGTTGATTCTTGTTCGTGTGTATCTTTCGGCTAATGCGATAACGTCCAGCGGAGCAGTACCAGATCCGTTCTTTCATTTCACAGATGTACATTATCAGAGTACGCAGTTACCGACAAAAAACAAGGCTCCTGACTTCTATGCGTAAGCGGACGGATGGCAACAAAACGACTAAAACAGTAAGGAACACGGGGAATCTTATGAAATATACACCACACGAAATTGCATTAATAATTGAGGAAACTCTCACAGAATCAGCAGCAGATCTGATGAACCTGCCAGACCGCAGGCCACTCGTTCATCTGGCCGCAAAAACCATGTTCTCCGTGCTGGAATCCTTGTCAGGGGTGGAGTTTCCAGACTCTCAATTAACCAGCCGCGACATAAAAGCAAGAGCCTGTACGATAGATGTCTTACATAAGCTGAAAGAGGTAGAATAGTGGAAGAGTTTAAGCTGTTGGAAAAGCTCATTGAAGGCGGAACAAGCGGTTTTGTGAGCGACATTGTGACGTTTGTAGTCATCGCAATTATCGTCAAAAAATATCTCATCAACGGCACGGCTGTCTTCCTTCGTGATGCTGTCACTCGCTACCTTGATCACGAGTCAGAACAGCTTAAAATACAGACAGCGACAGGATTAAATTTGACTGCCATAGCGATGAACCTGGAAAAAATAAATGAGAAACTCGTAACAGACCGCAACCACTATGACGAATACATGGGAGGGTTTCAGGCGTCGCTCGAAGGCTTGGAGGGCAAGATAGAGCAGACTCTCATGATAGCCAAAAAAAGAAAAACAGACTGGACACGCGAAGAAACCCCCTAAATTCTTTTATTTTCTGCAAAAATACGTTCCCCTGATAGCAGGCAAACCCGGCATTTTTTCACAAAAAACTTCTTATTGACGTGAATATTGAGAAGGAGAAGGGATGCGTTCACCTTGTCATTTCCTTCCAAACGGAATAACATTTTTTCCGGTCGTGACCGCCTGTTTTCCAGTGTTTTCCACTTTTTCAGGTGCGCTAAAAAACTCAATTAAGGCGGTTTCGATTCGGGTTTTCCGTTCTATTGACATCCCCTTTCCCCCGCGATATTGACTCAAATCTTTCCCGCTTATCCCAGCACGTTCAGCCAGATTTCCGCCTGTGTTCCCGTCGGTTTGCAGATACGCATTGACGGATTCAATCACGCTCTTTTCCGCCTGTTTTCCAGTGTTTTCCACTGCATACACCACATCTTTTCCGTTCGCTTGCTTGACGATTTTCTCCACATACTCGACATCTGCCGATTGACAGAAGGGTTGACGAACAAGCAGCGGTTCATCATCCGTTGCTGAAAATACACACAGACCAGCCTCCTTCCCGTCCCTGACAACTTTATGAAGATCAACCGTGTCTTTATCCCCGAAAAGATATCCTGCCTGTTTTTTGAGCATATTGTATCCTATCGTTGAGCAGAGCAGATCCCGATTTCCACCTGCCGATTTGATGCGTGTATCCTGTCCAGCGATAAGACAGAAGACAGACACCTTGCGCCCTTCCTTCGCTATCCTGCCAAGCAGAGCCTCAACACTTTTACCCTCTGGTGTATCCATTAAAACGGGAAGTTCGTCAATCAGCATAACAAGGGGCGTGTCGTGATAATCTGTTATGGTATCAAGTCGCCTGTTGAGCAAGTCTCCAAATTCGTACAGACCAGACCGGCAGTCATGCGGGTCAAGATGATGAAAATTATCAGTCTTTGGCAGCCCGGCGGTCAATCCTTCCGGGCGCTTATTGTGTGGGTCAATCACATAATACGTAATCCCTGGTGATGTCAGCAGAGATTGACTAATAATACTATACAGGCCGGTCGTTTTGCCTGAGCCAGACTTCCCAAAGATTCCACAGCTATAAATTTTGTCAAACGTGCCTGAAATCGCATGGCCGGACGTGTAGTCATAGCCCAGAACCATATCATCCCCCGCCTGCAAACTGTCCAGGACGTGCCGAAAAGATGGTGTTTTATGTTTAGTGATGGGTAGTTGAGGGAAAGCCCCTTGCAAGGCAGGCCGGGTGTCTGGTCTCAATCCCCGCGTCATCTTGTGAGCCTCCACCACCATCTCAAAACATTTCTCTTGCGAGTGTGCCGCTATCATCTGAGCTTGCGTCAGCATCATCACTGCCGGCGTCATTTTGCCCAGGTCTTTTGTTCGAATGGGAATCTTTGAATCGTTGACTTCCGCAAAGACAACGCTCGCCTTCATGAGATACCCTGCTCCCTTTGTTGCCGCCACAATGAGCAGGCCGGAACAGACGGAACCGATAATCAGCATGAATCCCCATTTATAGGCTGACGTTTTCCAGGGGATAAACGCGATGGCCGCGCGAATCTTCTCTTGAGCCTGTTCTTCTCGCAAGAGTTCGGTTTTGATGCGTTGGTGTTTCCACGCCTGCGAAGAGAGGAGCAGCTTACTATCATTTCTGAGGTATAACGTCATCATGACGCCGACAATCACGCCTGCTAACATACACGCGCCGATAAGTTTTCTGGCAAGGTCAAGTTTCATTGGTTTCTCCTGTGTTGGTTTGTTGGTTAATATCAAAACTTCCTGAACGGGTTACACTCGTGAGTCTGTAAAAATAAGTTACCCGTGCAAAACTTATTATATTTCTTTGACCCTCCCTGAAAGTCACACTTTACCTGTAATCTCGTATTCATTTTGACGATAATGTCAGACCCCTGTATCTGTAATGTTTTATCATTAATCTCGTTTACGTCCAGAGGCAAGTTGATAAGATGACGTTTCAGCATTTCCAGGGTAATCTTGACAGCAATCTGCCCTTTCATTGTAGTGGACATTTTAAAATGAATTTGGTTTTTTTGATGAACGTCAGAAGGAATCAAAACCTCTTGCATCTCGCTAAACTCACCAACGCCAACCGGGAACCCTTTGGCCGTTTTGAGCTTCCTTCCATCACTGGCATTCATAAAGACATCCTTGCTCTGATTATGACCTTTTTGCATGACTAAGGCGATCCCGACCTTCGTTGGGAATATGTAAGCGTGTTGGCTCAGGTATGCAATATGAACATGATAATCACTCGTTTCTGTCTGAATACCATAATTAACAAGGTGCGTATTCCCTTTTACGTCATTCATTTGTTGTCTGACAGGTTCTAATAATGATAATTGACTATTCATAATTGATTCCCCCATGAATCCCACCCTTCGTTTTTAGTTCGTGAAAATAACTCGATACGGTTTCCAACGTCATACAGTTCGTCAATAAATCCTCTGAATACGTCAGGTTTTGCGCTGTGTTCGGTTCTCTCTATACTCTGGACACTATCATGCAATATCTTCTTGTCAGGCGTACAACTTCCCTTAGTAGCGATTAAAAGCAATTCATGGCGAACACTGTTATAGTGTCCGAAATTATGCTTGACCTTATCCCATACGAACGACGTTTTATATTTGAATCCCCACGCCCTGATGACCTGAAAACTTTCTTCCAACAAAGGGGATGTTACCCACAAGAACAAGACAGCATCGTCTAAGGTTATCCGTTTAACAGGCAGATCGCAGATGTCTTGCAAGGGCATAGCGACATAGTGATCTTCAGGCCGTGTACTTCCTGGCATGGCTTTGGTTTGGTCATTCCCATAAAACCAAGGAGGATCGGCATAAATAACGCGATACTTTGTTGTTATTTCATGTATAGACTGATGACAGGCGCGTGTTGACGTTTCACTATCCTTTGCAATATTGACTCGTTTTCTTTGCTGTTCATCTCTCAAAATGCTTTTTGCGGGTGTTTCAGGCTCTTGCGCAATCCGAGTAATGACGGTTTTACGTGTTGGTTCGTCAAGTTTAGCAATGGCTTTTGCCTGCGAACCATTGACTTTCCCTTCTTTGGCAGCGTCAAACACATCTGGACACTCCTCTTTATACTTCTTCATATCAGAAATATACTGCTTATTCGTTCCAACCATCTTAGCCGCCTGTGTTCGTGACTTGTTTTCTTCCTTTGGAGCAAAATCTTGTTGTGCAATTTTTTGCACCACAAGATTTTGCTCCTCTTTTGCCTTTTCCCTGTTTGCTGATGTTCTAAGCTGACGTTCTTTTGCCTCTGCTTCCAGGAATGGCAGGGACTCAAAACCAACGGCGGCTTTTTGGATAGATGAAAGGTGACGGCGGTGCAAGTTGAGCGAGATCACGAAGGCCACAAGAGAGCCTTTTCCATTCCAAGTGTTAAACACTGGTTCAACCCCTGCCTGCTGACAGGCATTATAGCGATTCCTACCGTCAATAATACGTCCGTCAGGGTGTAACCAGATTGACTCCTTTAATCCATTCTGTGAAATATCCTCTGTCAGTCCCTTTGTCTCCTCTTCTGACATCATAGGGAATATGTTGGCGATTGGATGAAATTCTTTTTCCATGATTCGATTCTCCACAAAAAAAGGCCGGGAGACTGCTACCCGCGATTTATCGCGTCTTGAGCGTTGCCACTTCAAGAGTCTCCTGGCCTAATGAAACATGTTTGGGTAGCGTAATTAATATAGTGCATAATAGGCCGCCTGTCAATCTCAAAATAAAAATACGTCCGTTCCCCTTGACTTTTCGACAAAATCGCTTATACTGTATCACAGAGAATGCCTGTGGTTCTTCTCAAGAGCGTGGCTCCCAACCTCTCTCTTGATCTCCTATGTTGGTTAGTATGAGGGGGGGAGTGGTTTCCTCCCCTTGTTTTTTACACAAAACTATAAATATTTTATGTTTTTACTTGACAAAAAAAGGTTTTATGCTTACTTTAGACATAATGAGTTTGACGGTAACAGCGGAGTAAATGCTTAATGGCATATCTGCTCTACACGCAAGTTCAGAGTAAACGTATTAACCAACATAAACCAAACCAACAACAGGAGATAAACCAATGTATTTAGAACAAGTTAAAAACGTAATAGCAGCCAACAACAAAAGTCGAAATATCCTTTCGACTTTCTGTAAAGGAGAACAGATGATAACCACAGAAGCCGGTCACAAAGCCGATTCAGCCCACAAAGAAGACCTTAAACAACTTCTCGAAATCCTGCTTACTCGTCAAAATATCATCCTGAACGAGCAGCAAAAAACACATCATGAAGTGGTGGCTCTTCTTTACGTCGATCCTACATGGTCTCCTTTCATCCTTTCAGGAATCCACATTTTAGAAGCGTACAAATCGGGACACCTCACAAAAGAAGAGATGAACGCCCGCCAGAACCTTTCAGACAGATTATCTCTGACAGAATCAAAATTGAAAGAGGCGTTGGATGACATCAGTGAAGCTATCGACTTTTTGAGAGCATACCTTGACTCCTCTTCGAAGGGGATCGCATCCAAAAACAACTGGAATACAGTCGCGCAAACCTCGCCCGCTAAAAAAGATTATCTTGAAATGTTTGACGGGATCGTCTACAAAAATCTTCAGAGCGTGTATGATTCAGTAGTTGACCGCCTGGACGCGGGGGAATGCGACGTTCAAACAGTTATTGACGAAATAAAGACCGGTGGAAGCCTGTCCCCTGAGCAGTTATATGATGTGTTCCAATTTTCGTCAATCGAAAATCTGCCAAACGACTTCTTGACATGGCTTGATCATATCACGCAGAATGATAATTCTGAGTTCAGGTCTGCTCGCTACTCTATGGCGGAAAACCTCGAAGAACTGGTATAGAATCATGAATGAGAAAAAAGAAATCTTGAGTTTTAATGGTACGCAAGAAATCAAAAAAGATTATGAAACTCTCTTAAAGATGGCAGGCGTCAGACCTGCCATCGTCAAGGAGAATAACGGAAGGAAAAACACAGGAGTTAGCTTCTTGTATCGTGAAGCGGTCAAAATCGCTTTGCCGATATTACAGGCTAAATATGCCAATGGAAAACGAAGTAATTAATTTTGTAAGTTTAGCAGCGTTCGCAGTAGCATCTATTGTCTTGAGCGTTTTAGCAGCAGGATGCACCCCTTTTTAATGAAATATATTTTATTTACCGGGAATGAGTCAGAAGTAAAGAGGGAGGCGGAGTCATTTGTCCAGGCACACCGCTCTATTATCAATTTTGTATGAAGATAACGCAAACCAACAAACACAGGAGAAGAAACCATTATGAGCACAATGAAAGAAGACCTCACAGAAACGAGATCTGAAGGAATGAAGTCAACACCAGATGTAGACGCTACGACAACGCTGTCAGGCACGTTTCACGTCAGAAATGTCAAGCTACGTATCGACACGAACAAAGGAATGCTTTGGGATTCTATTGTAGACTTTGAGGCAACGTCAGTCGATGACATTTACAGTAAATTCACTGAATTGTATCTCAAAGGAATCCTTGACACTCGCAAATCCCAGCCGCCAGAATACAAGAAAGGGGGGATGAAATCATGATGAATGTTCGTGATTTTGTAACAGACATCGAGACTCGTCATGCGTCTGAAAAGTTTGTCCTGTCCGCATGTGCGGAAATAGAACGGGGGAACGTCCCCAGAAACTACAGGGACGCTGAAAAGATCGCGGCGTATCAGAAGGAAATTAATGATAAATATCAAAAAGAGTGTGATAAGATACGGGAAAAGAGTGCATGTCTGAACGCCGCTCCTATTGGATGTATCGGATTAGCCGCAGATGGGAATCTTCTAAACTTTTCAACACTCAATTTATCAGGAGATGATTTGTCAATATTAAGGGATGAAGGCGTTGACGCCAGGATGTTTGAAGGCGAGAAAGAGATGATGGTTGGCGTTACTGATTTTCTTGACTCGTGTTCGTCTGAATACTCAAGGATTGTCGGGTTCAACTCGTTTAAGTTCGATTTTTCAAAAATGAGGCTTGCCTGTAGACGGAACGATGTCAAGTTGCCTGAAATCTTGAAGCCTGAAAACAGCCAAAACCAGGTTGATCTGATGGTTGATTTTATCAGGAAATACAACTGCGAAGACGCACACCGCCTGATGATTTCCCTACATGCCGTCTGCGACGAGTTGAATATTAAGTACAAGAAGACGCTGACCGGTGCGGAAATACCGCACGCAATCGCCAGGGGGAACCCTGGCGATCATTTGACAGTCGTGATGGATTGTACGAATGACGTAATAGAGACATATAAGACGCTACTGAAAATAAGGTAAACAACATGAAAGAAGAAATGAACGCAGAACAGTTGCGAATTATCGAGATGTGTAAGTCATGTCAAGAAGAAGATTGTTGTGTCAATTTTGATGCCACGTGTGCGAGGATAAGAACGGAACAGAGGAAAGAAACGAATGGAAGAAAAACAAGAGAAACAAAACCCGGCGTATTTCGCCATCATTCCGGCTGATGTCCGGTATGATAAGAAGATTTATCCGAACGCGAAACTGCTCTATGGAGAAATTACAGCCCTGACGAAATTATTTGGATATTGCACGGCAGAGAACGAATATTTTGCGGAACTTTACGGAGTAAGCCGTCAAGCTGTCTCGAAATGGGTAGGGCAGCTTAGGAAACAAGGCTACATACGCCTTGAATATGACAAGAAACACAGGCGGAGGATATACATAAAAACATCCTCCAAAGTCTCTGATATAGCCGAAAGTGAGGAAGGGTGTGAACCTGTGGTTAATACCTGTAAACCTGTGGTTAATACCTGTAAACCTGTGGTTAATACCTGTAAACCTGTGGTTAATACGTGTAAACCTGTGGTTAATACGTGTAAACCTGTGGCTAATACGCAGATGCCTATTTCAGTAGGGCAAGACGGCACGTCCGACCCCCCAAAAAAGGACGCTATAAGTACATATAAAAAGACATTAATAAATACATCTACATCATCATTGAGTAATGATGATGATGACAAAGATTGGTTTTTTAATGTTTTAAAAAGCGTAAAAGATGCAGGCTTCCCCAATGTTGAACAAGGTGGATTATTCGCTATGCTAAAAGAAGGATATTCCAAAGAAGAAATTGAAGGAGCATTCCGACACGTTAGAGACTCCGTATCATGGGACAATCTCACCAACCCGGCAGGCATGGTGTTTGAAACGTTGAGGTCAGGCATTGATACGTCAGACGCGCCGCCTTTTCCTGAGCAGGGACGCGGCGTGGCGATTCCTGAGTCTGTTTTGCATCGGGCGGGGATAGAAGAACCTGAGTTTTTTGAGAGCTTACAGGCCGCCGTCATGAGGCAAAACGCCTATGTGGGAAAGCTCCTGGCAGGTGCGAATATCGTGTCAGTCAATGGATTCGTAAAAATTGGAGTGCCTGTGGCTTCACTGGTCGCCTTGCAAGATTTCCAGAACGAAGTCGAAATGGCCGTTGAATTCGTCAGCGGTGAAAATATGAGCGTTGAATTTGTGGAGGCTGCTGCATGAACTCTAAAAGACCACCAAAACTCACAAGGGACAGACTTATTGGAGAACTCCATAAACTTTCTTACGCTACCCTTTCGATGGTTGAGGCAAGGGCGTTGACGCTATACCTTAAAAGCGTTATCGTCACACTCAAGAGTCTCAAAAATAGGACAGGCCGGAAAAAGCTTAAAGAGAAATGGCAGGAGAAACTATGACAAAATTCAAAAAAGACGAAATCTATATTGATTACGCTGCCGGATCAAAGGCAATAATCAAGGTAATTGAACCGTGCATGGAAAATGAGAACGGAGAAGAGTATATGTTAATAGACGTATTCAGCCATGAAAAAAGGCGGTGGATGGGAACGAGTTTCCCCCGTTATTTCATAAATCTTCACAACATGGTTAAAGTATCATGAAACAAGAATTAACACAAGATGAATTATTTCTACTATCATATTCCAAATATCTCCGAACAGCACACTGGGATCGCGTCAGGTCTGCTGTACTGCTTCGAGATGGTGGGAGGTGTGTCCTATGCAATCGGGTAGGCAAACAAGCACATCATCGAAGCTACGCGCACAAGGCAGAATTTGCCAGAGAGACAAAGGACTGCGTGACACTTTGCAAACGGTGTCATTCGAGATTCCACGAAGACACTAAAATACAAACGAACACACGCCCGGAACTCTGTGATTTTGTGGAGCAACCCGGCGGAGGCTATAGGAGAAAATAACCATGCCGAAAAAGACAGCAGACATAGTTATACCTGGTTATCTCAAATGGCTCGAAAGACAACGGTATATTTCAGAGTACACCAGGAACCGACAGGACGGAAAAAGCGAATTGACTGCTCACATACATGCACTTGCTGGGTTGTACGACCCCCAAACATGGGGTCACATGTCAGTAAAGATAGGAGGGAAGAGTGGCAAATAGAACAAACCTGTATGCCGCCTGGGAAGATGAGTATCTTAAACTCGAATTTCCAAGAGGCGACCCTGAAAAAATAGTAGCACGTCTTGGCAGAGAATGGAGAGCCATCGGCGAACACTGCCGAAAATCTCTGGGCATAAAACGAGAATATAAAAAGAATTGGTCGGAATATCATCTCTGTCAATTACATATTCGGTATGCGTTTGACACTTTAGAATTTATGGAAAAGTTCTTTGGTCGTTCTCGGAATGAGATCAAGCGAAAAGCCAACGAAGAAGGACTTCTCCGCAGGTGGTTTGCAGTCAAGCCCGTGAAGAAGACAGCCAGAATGGAAAGGAGTATTAGAGAACACCATGACAACATGATCAAGAAATACTTTGGAGGTGATGCCCACAGGTAGAATAGAGAAGTGCTTACAAGGTGATTCTAAACTAATCAATAGAGGAATCCCCGGCTAAAGTTATGATGTATGGCCTGCCGTCTTCGCATCACGGCAGGCTGAACCACAATATCCGATAAAATAACTTGACATAGTGACATGGTGGGGTCATGGTGGGGACAACGTAACACCACAGCATCTTATTTTCATAATAAATGGTGACATCTTAGCCCTATCACGTCACCATGAACGCACCAACAGGAGAAACCACAATGACAACGAGTATCGAGAACCCAACAATTTACATGCAAGGCGATCCCGGAACGAGCGAATGGAAGATAAGCTTTTTTACGAGTTTTGGCAATATTCAAGAGTTCATATTTCCGGCGTTATTTTATCCGTCACAATCCCCTTTCTTAGGTTTGGATTCCTGGTCAATATCATCCCCGGCAGAGTATGCCGGTTTAGTAGGCGAGCAGGTTCAGGATTTCAACCCATCCCCCATTACGAGGGACTCCGAAACGTACCTGACAAACCAGTTTCGGTTGGGGCTGTTGTTCGCGGTCGCAAGAGTGCTGGATACAATTGGATGTTCAGAACATGTCAACGTCTCCCTGGCTCTGGCTCTACCGGCGCAACATATCAGCCAAATTAAGGACATTAGAGACTGGCTCATGATGGATTCAATTTGTATCGACAGACACAAGGCGAGAATGGTCACGTTCACATCAGTTGAGGCGATTGAGCAAGGTGCGGCGGTCACGTATCATGCTCTTTTCCGGTGGGAAGGGCATAGGCTGACGGCATCAGGGGCGGATCGCATGTGTTCGGATGGGCAAGTTCTTATCGGATGTTTTGGCACTAACAGCGCGGAGTTTTGCCTATTTAAAGGGAGTTTTGCCACGCTTGAAACGCATAGTGTCTTCTTCGGTTTCCTGGAAATTCAAGAAGAACTTGCGCGTGTGGTCTACGAATGCACGGGGCGCAATTTAAACCAGGTTCAATTACTCAAAATCATGCGGGAAGGTGACTATACTTACAAGGGTAAACACTTCGATTTCATGCCTATCCTGGGCGAGATGACAGCTATGTATTTCGGGCAAGAAAAGTTTAGATCTGAGATCTCAAGGTATCTGGCAAAAATCGGTTTCGATACCGATGACAGGGGTTCCGTCATATTGGCGGGCGGCGTATTGTTGCATGACCATCAGGTTATTTTCGATATGTTTGACGGTATCTGTCAACGAATTGAATTAGCGACAGACGAGACGGGCGCGAAGGACACAGCGAGGTTCTCCGTTCTTCATGGCCTGCAAAAATATCATTCTTATCAGTTCCTGAAAGAGGCGAAATTATGAGCGTAAAAGGATACCATGCGTACAATATGATCAAGGGTGGGCTCCGAAAGAACCTTCCTGCCGATGTTCGCAGATGGAAAATATTTGAGGGGATAATGTATCAGCAGGGTGGACAAATTGCCGCCCTGCGTTGGTTGCTGGATAACGTCGGACAGTCAAGAAACATAAGAATTGAACCTGAGTCTGAAAAAACGTCACAAGATGCGGGTTTAGCGTTCGAGCCTGGCAAGTATGGATTGTAAACATTGACAGAACGCACACAAGGACGTATATTGTCTTTTAAGAGGGTAACTTATGGAATTGACACGAATAGAGATAGGCACGCTCAGAGCGCATCCTGATAACTACAATCAGCACTTGAATGAACAGCTTGACGCACTGGGCGAGAGTCTCGAAAAGTTTGAGCAGTTCAAGAATATTGTCGTGTCGAATGGTGTCATTTTAGCCGGGCACGGTTTAGTCGAAGCGGCTAAACGTAAGGGATGGACACACATAGAGGCTGTTGTGATGGACGGCCTGACGGAAGATGAGCAGAGAGCGTTGTTGATAGCCGATAACTCCCTGCCTGCGATGGCACTGCCAGACACCACAAAGCTGTACGAACTCCTTGCAAGCCTGCCAAATATTGACGACATTCCCGGTGTGACGCCGGGATGGTTGGAAAGCATTGACACGTCCATGCCGGGGGAAGAAGAGGAAGACGGTGACCATGACGACACATACACTAAGAAAATAAAGGCTCCTGTCTATGAGCCTAAAAACGAAAAGCCTGGAATCACAGAACTTTTCGACATGACCAAAAGTCTTGAACTCATGGAAGAAATACAACAGGCAGACATTCCAGAGGCGGAAAAGGCTTTTCTTATCGAAGCTGCTAAAAGGCACACAGTATTCGATTATCAGAAGATCGCTGATTATTACTCAAACTCTCCAAAGCCTGTTCAGGCGTTAATGGAGAAGTCTGCTCTCATTATAATTGACTTTGAGCAGGCGATAGAACAAGGATATGTAAAGTTATCAGAAGAAATCGCAGCGCAGTATTTAGAGGAGTATCCAGATGAATGATTTCTGTGTCTTCATTTTAACGCATGGCCGTCCTGATAACGTCATAACGTACAAAACACTACGCAAGCAAGGATACACAGGCCAGATATTCGTCATCATTGACAATGAAGACGAAACCGCTGACAAGTATTACGAGAACTATGGTGATGAGGTCATCATGTTCGACAAATCGGCTATTGCAAAGACATTTGACGAAGGTGATAACTTTGGAGATAGAAGAACGATTGTTTACGCCAGGAACGCTTGTTTTCAAATTGCTAAAGATTTGGGGTTTGAATACTTTATCGAATTAGATGATGATTATACGTCATTTGTGTATAAATTTAACGATAGAATGGAATACATGGAGAAACCAATAAAGAATATTGGTTTAATTTTCTCTGCTTTATTCAAGTATTACAAACAGACTATATCCGACTCAATTGCAATTGCACAAAATGGCGACTTTATCGGAGCGCATGAAAGTAGCATGGTTAAGGGCTATCGCCGCCGGAAATGCATGAATACATTTTTTTGTTGTATAGAGAGAGCGTTTACTTTCACAGGTAGAATAAATGAAGATGTCAACACATACATTTCTTTAGGGGCAAAAGGCTGGCAATTTTTTACTGTTCCAAACGTATCCATTATACAAAAAACGACACAGCATTCCGACGGAGGAATGACAGACATTTATAAAAATTCAGGAACATATATTAAGAGTTTTTATACGGTAATGTACGCCCCTTCTTGTGTTAAAGTCAAAATGATGATTAGCCATCATAGGCGATTACACCATCAAATTACATGGAAAAATGCGGTTCCGGTTATCCTACATGAAAAGCATAAAAAATAATAGTTTCGCCTTTTAATGTAGTAAATGGAGTTTAGAACGGTATGCCACGGAAAAAGAAAGCTTCAGCACTGGATAACGAAGAGATGCGGCACGCTGTCAAGGGGTTCGTACAGGCGACCGGCACGTTGACTGATGCTTGGTTACTCACAACCTATAAACACGCAAGCTCTTTTTTCGCATACCTCGAACAGCATCCTGATTTTCATGCCGAACTGAAACACATCAAAACGCAGAGCGACCCCACGCGACGGGCGGATCTCATTCAGAAAGCAATGGACGCGGTTGAACAGAACTTGACGCACGGTTCTTTCAAAAAACTCTCTCTTGTCAACGCAGAGACCGGGAAGCTTGAATTAAAGAGCGTTACGCAGACCGGCGCGTCAAAGTGGGCTGTGGAGCTTATGCTGAATAGACAGAGCGTAACAGAGGCGGCTCTCAACATGATTGTCGCCACGCAGTTTAAGAAGTTAGCAGGGAAGAAGTCAATCACAGATGAGATAAAACGAGTCATCTTTGCGTTTTTGCAAGAGTTCCGGCGTGATGAACTCATTGAACTTATAAAGCAGGGAAAGCGAGTATCCGAAGAGCCTGAATGATATGGAATAAGATGAGCATTCAAAGCATCCTTTCCGAGCACTCCACGCCACCACCATCACAACTGATTTACCCCCCCTACGAGCCAGCATCCTGGCAAGCTGAAGCCTTCCACAAGTCTACAAAGCACATAAAAGCCCTGTTCGGAGGGGACAGATCCGGCAAAACCGGCACGGTGTCCTTTGAGATGTTCTCACTAATGCGAAGGTTCCCCGGTTGCCTCTTTTGGTTTGCCGCCCTTACAGAGGATAAGTTGACAGCTATTTGGGAATGGCACAAGCTCTTGTTTGCCCCTGGTGAAATCAAGAAAATCGAATGGAGAAAGTCAAATAGAATCCCCCTGGTAGTATCCTTGCATGATGGGACAGTGATGGAATACAAGACATGGCGGTCAGGTTCTGGCTCATTTTCTGCGAACTCTGTCAAGGCGATACACCTTGACGAAGACGGCCAACGCATCACAGCGGAGGCAGAGGGCATTTTTAACGACTGTCTTTCTCGCATCCTGGACAATGACGGATATGTGTTTGTTTCCGCCACGCCGATTCTCGGAAAGAATTGGATGTATAAACGGCTCTACATGAGAAACAAGGACAACCGGGAAGACCACACACCAGACCCCGACATCGAATGTTGGAATGTCTCTCTGCTTGACAATAAGTTCATATCCGATTCAGCGAAGGCCAAGCAAAAAGGCAGGATGACCAAAGATGAGATTGATAGGCGGTTTTATGGCATGTTTACGACGCTTTCCGGCGCGTGTTTTAAGGAGTTCAATGCATCGGTTCATAATCTCACAGAGGAGCCTTTTATATCAGCATCGTGGCGACGGATACGAGTCATTGATTTTGGATACAATCACCCCTTCTATTGCCTCTGGATGGCTCAGGATGACGATGGTGTTCTGTGGTTGTACGATGAACACCATCAGAACGAAACACTCCTTGCGGAACACGCTCGCATCATTTACGACAAGACGAAAGGCCACGAATCCACGCTCCTACAAGACATGCCGAAATTCTTGACGATTGAGGCAACAATCGCAGATCATGACTCGCAAGACCGTGCGGAATTAGAATCAGGTGGGCTGGGAGATATGGCAATATTTACGATCCCCGCGATAAAGAGCGCAACCGGAACCGGGAACAAGGGCGTTGATTTGAGCATACAGGCCGTCAACCGCCATCTCAAATTAGATGCACGGCACAAGGCGCGGCTGTACGTTTCTCCACGTTGTCCAATCGCCCAGAGTCAGCTTGAGACATATCATTATAAACAAGTGAGGGACGGCTCAGAAGTCAAGGAAGCCGTCAACAAAATAGATGACGAAGCCCCTGACTGTACGAGGTACGGGGTGATGTATTTTGAGCAGGGAAGTAGAAATTACACAGTCAATGAATAATAATAATATTATTTTCTTGACAAACAATTCAACATGAGTCAAGGTGACTCACATGGGAAAGAAACAACATACTTGCCGATTTACACCAGAGATGAAAGAGGCTCTGGAAAAGTTGGCACAATTGCGAGACAGAAGCGTTAATTATTTAGTCAATACCTTTGTACGACAGGGTATTAACGCAAGTCGTCAGGAATGGCAAGATACGCAAGATGTCGATTCGATAAGTAAGGGCGAATTGACGACAAAAGAAGAATGGGAACGCAGCGGCGCAGCCCAAACATACGGAGATTAACTTGTGTTTAGCGGGTGACTCTCCCGCTAAACCATGTTATGCGTCGAGTTAGACGCGAGGGAAAAATATTATGAAAGACCAAGAAAATAAAATTGATGATTATGGCAAAAAACATTTGATTGAGCATCTTGCTGCTGCTGAAGAATGGGACAAAATTGAAGAATTAAGGAATGATCCTGTGTGGGGGAAAGAAGCGAGAAAATATTTGAATATAGCAACTGATTATAACGTGAGCATGGGAAGATAGGGCATAACAATCGGCTTTGAGGTGACGGCGGGGAACGTCGCCACTTCGAGCTTCGTACTTCCGGTGAGGTGTTGTGGTTCGGTCGGGTTCATCGCCCGCTATCCCGCCGCATCACAAGCCGGGCGTTATGAGGATACACTTTGAGTAAACTGCAAGCAATACCAATTACACTCCGAGAAGCAAATGATTTTGTGGCGAATTTTCACCGTCACAATGGCCGTACCGCTCGGAATGGTGGCAAGTGGGCTATCGGAGTCAGTAACGGTCACGAGCTTATCGGTGTTGCGATTGTCGGGAACCCGTTGTCGGCCACGCTGATGAATGGTTTTACAGCGGAAGTGTTACGTGTTTGCGTCCGTGACTATGCCCCAAAAGGAACCAATTCATTTCTCTATTCCCGGTGTTGGCGTATTTGGCAAATAATGGGAGGCACAAAGTTAATTACTTATACTCTTCAGACAGAAAGCGGCGCAAGTTTGAGGGGAGCCGGTTGGAAGGTGGTAGGTCAAACAAAGCCTCATGACGCATGGAGACGGAAAAAAGATAATTGTAAGAGAAATTGGCAACCTATTTACGGGCAGCTAAAGCTGAGATGGGAAGCCGTCTCATAACAATCAGCATCCAGCAGACGTTGTGCCCCGCGTCGCTTTGTGGTGCTGTCGAATTCATACAGGGCACAACGCTGCTGATGCTGGCAGTTATCACACAAAGGAAAAGTAGAATGAAAAATAATAAATATTTCAATGACTGGCGGTTTATTGACGGGGAATGGCATTATATAGAGAATTTCCCGGAAGCAAATCAAATGGAAACATTCTGTCAAATATTTAAACCGTATGGACTGTTTGACGAAATCTCGAAAGAAATACCGTCAGATGGTGAGGTTTGTCAGAAATGTAAGGACGCCTATATGATAACAATCGGCGTGCAACCGACATTGACCCGCGTGTCTAATTTAGTTGGTTGCATGTCATAACGTTTCGTGGTCATTTCGGCGTCCTTGCCTTTAATTAGGGCGGGTCAAGGCGGCTGACGCCGGGTGTTATACGTCGAACTCCTCAGCCGTTCTTTAAAAAAAACTTTCTTCTTGTGTTGCCTACTATACAGGCGTTTTCAGCTTTTATGTAAAAATAATTTAAAATAACTTGAAAAAACACTTGACAAATTCAAGTTTAGATCACATATTAGACATGTAAGTTGAAACAAGGGAAAACATAAACCACACACAAGGAGAAAACAAAATGACAAACGCACAAAGAAAAACAGTCCTAAACAATACAAGATACATCAACATGGGAACAAATAAAAGAGGAACAAAAATTGCTTATGAATGGATTTCTTTTAACTCTTGCTGGACAAGAATAAAATTATCTGAGGCTGAATTATTAATTTCTACCGGAAAAGCTAAAAAGATTGAGAAATCAATGTTCACTGCTTAAAACCAGGGGCGCAATCCCCTCTTTTACTATGGCAAAGAAAAAGAAATCGAATTGGGGAGGAACCAGAGAAGGCGCGGGGCGCAAACCTGAGAAGAAGACGGGAAAGAAAATCTTATGGTTGGGTTTGCGGTGGTTCCCGGATGAATTAGCGGACGTGCTGGCAGCACTGAAACAGGAAGGGATTACGAATAAATCCTTGTTTGTGGTGAACGCTGCTGTTGAGGTTGCCAGACGACTATTGAAGAATAATATTGAGGTATAACCAGGGCACAAAGCGGCTTATGCTGGACAGTTATACGTCAAACCCACAGGAGGAGATGAAGAGATGTTTTATGTAATTAGAGATTCATTCCCTAACGGGGAAGTTCGTATTCATTCACAAAGAGCGCACGATATGGTCGAACAGTATGTCAACGTTATCATTGATGAATGTGACACATTGGAAGAAGCCAAAGGATTGAAACAGAAATTGATTGAAACCGAAGTTGATGGTTTTGCTGGAAAAGATCAATTATAGCAATACATCAGGGAAACAGGCCATTCGATTTGAGGGATGTTATTATGTGGTATTTAAAGAGTAAAAAAACACAAAAATTTGTCAACAAAAACAACCGTTTTGTCACGAAGAAAGAAGACCAGAACCCACAAGAATATTTGATATGTTTTGTCTCTCATAATGCGGCGAAAGAGTTTGCGTGTTCACATCGAGATTCAAAAAACATCCTTGTCGTTAATGGCGTAATCACAGAGTCTCAGAAAAAATGGGAATCATTCATGACAATTTCGGGACATGGAGATCGTAACGGATTGCTGTATTTACGGGCAGAGGGCTAAACAAAGTTACCCGTATTATTAAATTGATTCAGGAGAATAGGAGACTGAAAAATGAGGTTCAAAGACTTACAAGTCGGTGATTTTTTCAAGGTTTCGGGAAAACCACCAACCTATGAAAAGGTTGGTGGGGTATCTGCCGAAGGGATCGGGGTTTTTGATAATCCTTTCGATATTGGCGGTTCATGTGAGGTTAAACGAATGACAAATGATGAGTTTGCTTTAATCATAAAAAATCAAACTGAAGCAGCGCGAACAACGCCTGGAAATTTTAAATGTCCTGAATGTCAAAGTTTTGATTACCTTTTATTGGCGATACATGAAGAATCAAAAAAGCATGAACAGGTAAGATGCCAAACGTGTTGGCATACCGGGACATATAAAGATTTTGATTATGAGAACAATCAGGTTTGAGTAGACTTTAAACCCGCGTGCCCCGCGCCGCTTTGTCGTCCTGGTGAATTCATGCCAGGGCACAAAGTGGCTTATGCCAGCAGTTATACGTCGCACTCCTCAAAAGTTTTATTAAAAAATACGGTGTACTGATAGTAGGCGTTCTCAGGTATTCCATCAAATAAAATACGTTTTTATTCTTTAAATACTAAAAAATACTAAATAGCACTTGACAGAATAGACTCTTTGATTGTATGTTATATTTGTAAGTCGGGCAACGAAGACAGAAACCAAAAACAACCAACGAGGAGAAAACGTCATGAGCGTAATTGAAATTAAACAAATGAGTGATGCTGAAATAGTAGCATCTTACATCATGTATTTAGTATCTGGCGCAATGAATCAGAAAATAAGAAATTGCGTAAAATTGAATGACGAAGATAATGCCAGAAAGGATCGATTATCAGCAGCACTCGGAAACCTCCCCGTTTTCATAGGCACGACTTATAGAAAAATAAGGCTGTTTGATGAGAGTTGGGTTGAAAATTTCGCGGAATGGCATGAAGTCGGAAGCGTGGTTTTGTATGATGAGTTTTTATCATCCACAAAGTCTTTTGAATTTGCAAACGAATTTAATGTCAATGAATCATCTCAGGATGATTCTTACATGAATGAGTTTGAAGTTATCCTCACAATAAAAAGCCGTAAAGGACGCACATACAGTGCTCTTTTTCCAGATGCAGAAGACGATGAAGGAGAAGTGCTTTTTGACTGCGGAAGCAGTTTCAGAGTTATGGCAGTATCCAAAGATGGCCGAAAAATTGAATTAGAAGAAGAGGGATGGGAATGATGGAAATTAAACCCTTTGACATTTATTTTGGGCGCATTCAAAAAGCCGGTTCTAATATTCGTCTTGAACTCAAGAAGCGTTTTCGGCAAGCTCTTGAACATCGTGGCGTGACAATTAAATCTAAAATAGATATACCGATGGCAATTCAGACAGGAGAGGAAGAAGGTTGCGTTGTCGTCAAACTCTATTTTCATAAGGAGGACTCTCTTGATAAGTAACGCGATGAAAGCTCAAATGCGTATTTATAGGGCTGAAATAGATCATGCATGAGCCATTATTTTATTATAATAGTGCAAATTTTTGTGCTGATGTTGCGATGCCAGATTGGGAACCAGTATTTGAAGAAAATTTAGTTGACGCCGCCCATGATGTTATGGCAGAATTCTTTGATGATGGTGGTATTGAATTGAAATATACTGAGAAAAGTATTCAATACCTTCCCATTATGGTTACAGTTGAATATGCCTGTACTCAATGGGAGGTCAGCTTTGTCGAAAAAAAGACAGAGCGAGATCGTGGTTGGGCAGTAAAACGATTAGAATAACGTGAGGTCATCATGGCAGATATTCAGATTCCAAAGGAAGATTTTCATATTTTTTATGATGCGCTTGACAGAGAACGGCTTTATATCTCATTTCTGGCACAGTGCCATGGAAAAAAAGATCGTGAATTTTGGGAATACTGTGTTGAGCGAGTAGCAAAATTAAAATTTTACTACGAGTTGTTTGAGGGCGCGGGCGATGAATCGAAATTATTAACAAATAGCACAAGAGAAACCAATGCAAGGAGAAAATAAGATGAATGAGTATGAAGAATTTTTAGAAAATGGTGGACAATATAGAGACAGTAAAGGGGTTATTTGGCACTCTCAAGGGGCAAAGGTGGCAAGAAAGATAGCAGCCGCATTCGAGAAACAAAAAGCAAATCCCGATAATCATTCCGATATTGTACCGGATGGAAATGGGGCGCAATGCAAAACATGCAGAGCTACTACCACCAATGGATTGTCGTGGCATCTTGCCACTGGCGGATATTCGACAAGATGCTCATGTCTTCATGATTAGTGCGGGTTTCAGTCCGTTATAAAGTTCTTTCCCGTTGCTTAGAGCGGGAATATTGGAGAGAATTCGGACATGTACCTGCGATGAATCCTGCAAGCCAGACTGTCGAGGCGAATGTGGGTGTGTTGGATGCTCTATGAATTGGTAGTCTTTGATTCTTGTGAGGTAGACATGGAATGGAAAGCTGAGTGGAACGAAATTGACATATCAAAAGGTATGATTAGCGCTACATTTACTGGCTCTAAAAAAACGGCTAAAATCATCCTTGATAGTGTATGGTATGTCATCATCGTTGGAAACCCGTGTAAAAGGGATTATGACAGTTGTTCGTTCCTAACCCTGGCAGCCGCTAAAAAATATCTAAGGCAGACACAAGCGATGCCACCATATACGCGATTTAAGGCGCAGCCATAACAACACAATTCAGATGAGAATAAGACATTCAGGTTTGAAGTGAAACCTGAAGTTTTATGATATATCATAAAAACTGTTGACAAATACCCCATAAATACTTATCATAGTATTTATGGGGTATTTTTTCGACACGTTCAGTAGGCTTCTTGCACGTCCGAGGACTCAGGTCATCTCAGAATATGGGCGTGTCCTTGATAGGGATACATACACAGCCGGGTCAATGGATGCGAATCCAGACCCCATTGACGAAGACTCCACAGGCAACAGATATTTTAAGGTCGCCAACAACGCCACGGTCAAAGCTGGACTCACATTTCGAGACATTTCACGTCTGTTTGTGTCTGCGGCCGGTTTGGAACCTGATGAAAATGAAGCATACTTCCCCCCTCAGTTGATTTATACCTCCACACAAGACGCAAATCAGGAACAGTTTGACGCCCTTGCTTTTCAGTATGACGAGCAATTTCAAGGCGGTTTTGCGCCCATCCTGAGGAGTCTACATCAACCCGCATTACAATACGGACGGGCAATCGGCGAAATATCCTGGGTAAACGATGGTGGAAAGTTTTATGCTGATTTCATTTGGAGCAGAGATCCCGAAGAATTTATTTTTTCACCCCCTGACAGACCGCCTGGACTCTACAAGAAAAAACACCTGTATTCGAATTCTTTCTCTACTGATTTAATCAGAATGCCTGCCGGGAAATTTATGTATATTTCCTACGACCCCCTTTTCAACAATCCCTACGGACAGAGCGCACTCCGACCCCTTGCAAAACTTACTGAGCGATATGATATTGTCTGCGATGCGTGGAACGAGGGACTTATGAAGGCCGGGTATGGGATGTGGCTTGGTGAATATGGCGTATCTTTAGCAGGTGATTCCTCTGCCGCCGTTACAGGCCGCGACAATTTCTTGACGCAAATCAAAAAGTTGGCAAGTGGACAGGCCGGAATTTTTGATGAGCGAAATAAAATCAGAAACGAAAAGTTAGAATTTCAAGCTGGGGCGTTCCTGGACAAACATACAACCTTTGTCCAGACGGTTTCGGTTCTTTTGACTGGCAGCGCAACGGCGTTGATTGAGGGCAAGTTTGGAAGTTATGCGAAGGAAGAGTCAACGAGTGTTCGACAGAAATCAGATTTTGAGCAGGCCGACGCGATGCTTATGGGGCTTGCCTTTACCTACCAATTCAACCGGTTTTTTCTCCATTATAATTTCGGACAGGTCGATGCGGTGCCACAACTCCAATTAATCGCACCGGAGCGCATCATGCCCACGACGCCGGATGGTCAGGATACGCAAGTTGATATTGAACAAGAAGAGATTGCGATAGAGCAGGAAGAAGACACGCTGCCTGATGAGTCTG